GTACTCATTATCACCGTTTGACAATTTGTGGCGCGTCAGTGTAGTGGTAGATAATGAAATATTTGATGTGTTGGGATTGAGGAAGTTATGAGTAAGCGCAAGGTAATCACCCAAGGTAGAGCAATAAGGCAGAATAGCGCGTTAGGTGAGTTAGTATCAAAGCTCCCTGAATACTTGTTTGAAGCGTACCGAAATGACGCGTTATTCTACAGCCTAGTTAAGCGCTCAGCGGAGTCGTGCGACAATTACACGCAGTTTCTTGAAAAAGTAGTAGAGTATTACGTTAGACTAAAGCAAGCGGAAACTGAAAAGGCGATAGATAAAGCAATGAATGCGCCTGCGCCAGCTATGTATATTGAAAATACCGAAATAGACGGTAGTGTGATATTGGATGTTAAAAGGCCATGAAGAATAACGTAGATAAGCGGCTAGCTGAATTAAATAGGCGGCGGTATATAGATTACATGCGAAGCACTAGCGAAGACTACCGAAATGGGTATAAGGATGGAACGCAATCAGCGCTAAATATCGTTATGTGGGCTATGATAATTGCCGCAGTAGTTGGGTTTCTATTTGGCTTTAAACAGTAGTTGACTCACTGACGAGCTTTGCTTAATATATCCCCATACTCGCATTAATTCACTTAAAGCCCTGACCTAACCAGTCGGGGCTTTTTTTATGGCTGAAATTTATGTTCCCCTACGGCAAAACTTCACAAGCGCGTCTTGATACGTGCCATGTTGATATTCAAACGATATTCGATGAGGTGAAGAAGTATATTAATGCGTCTATCTTTTGCGGCCACCGTGGTAAAGAAGATCAGAACAAAGCATTTGCCGATGGTCTCAGCCAATTAAAGTGGCCTCACTCCAAACACAACAAAATCCCTTCACTCGCCGTTGACGCTGGCCCTTATTTCGTAGAGTTAAGCAATACAGACTGGAAAGACGAACTGGCTTTTGCTGTATTCGCTGGTCATGTCATGTGTATTGCTCGCCAGTTGCACAAAGATGGCAAGATCACACACCTGCTTCGATGGGGTGGTGATTGGGATATGGACGGTAGAAGCCGTGACGAGCGTTTCCGCGACCTGCCACACTTTGAATTGTACAAGCCATAGGTATCGATATGAAACTAGATTTCAAGCCTATGGAAGAAACGCCAACGCTACAGGGTAACGAATACCTTCCAGAGTGCTTACTTTACAGCGCCTGTGATGGATATCACTTGGTTCATGCTTTCTTTTGCCCCGTGACTAGTGATTTCATGTATTTTGCTGATTTTACTGAGAGCAAAATTGAAGACGCAAAAAACTACAAGGCGTGGGCATTGTTAATTGGCGAACCAGAGGTGGCAAAGTGAATTGGTCAGACGTAGGAAGCTTTCTAAAACAAAACAAAGCAGGTGTAACAGGGTTAGTTGGTTCGCTATTAACGGGCAATGTAGTAGGCGCGGTCAGCGCAGGGGCTTCAATGGTTGCACAGGCAACGGGAACGACAGACCCCGACCAAGCGTTAGCGACACTGCAAAGTAACCCTGATGCTTTGGTTCGGCTTGAAGAAATCGCCGCAGCGCGTGAAGCAGAAGTAAACAGGCACCTTGAATCAGTAATGGCGCTAGAACTTCAAGATAAACAGCGTAGCCATTCAGAGACACAAGCCACTATACGTAATGGCGATAATGCAGAGGGTGGCGTTAAGTACGTAAGACCTACACACGCCACGTTATCATTAATAGCCGCTATCTATTACGGGCTTTTCACTGAATCACCAGACCTGTTAGTCATCAGCGCGTTCCTCACTCTTCCCACGGCCTACGCTGGGTTAAGAGAGATAGGTAAACGCAATATGCTCGCTTTCATGGGTAAAAAGTAACCTTTCGTCTAATCCCTATGGAACACAAATTGAATGATCATGCCGTTATAACTCACAGGGGGATAACAGCATGAATCTACACTCACAAGCAATAGATAATAAATTAATGGCAGACAAAGCATCTATAACAACATATATCGGGGGCGGTATCTCAGCAGCTTGGGGGCTAGTAACCTCTCAAGAGTTTGGAATACTCATCGGTATGCTAGTGGGTATTGCTGGTTTGTGTGTTAACTATTACTTTAAAAAGCGCGAAGACTCCTACAAGCGAGCAGACGAGCGAAGAAAGCAAGAGCTTCACGAAATTACGCTAAAAACAATGGCGAACAACACAGAGGACTAAACGTGGCATTCACCACCGTCACTTCAACGGATGGTTACGTAGTCGAATCCGAATTAACAGGCGCTACGCTCAGGGTATACAGCCCACAACGACCAAAGCGCCTTTTTACTGTCAACGTTTCACACAACGGCCAAGGCAAAGCAAGACTCACTAACGGTTACGGCAACTACTCATTCAAAGTAAGAGTAGCAATCAAAGCCTGGCTAAAACTCAATAACTTCACCACCTACACATTTGAGCGCGGAGCGCCCCACGATGGGCAGCGCTCACTAAGTGGGATAGTTCCTTTAACTGCATAAATGCAGAATAAAAAGTGAATATCTGAATAAAAGTATCAGAAATCACGGTGATATATCTTCAACTATGAATAAAGGTCGCATAAATGGCAGGCGGTAAGCTTTCTCAAAAGCAAGAAATGTTCTGCGTTAAGTACGCAAAGCATGGAAATGCCACACGAGCATATAAAGAAGCCTACAACGCAGAGAAGATGCGCCCCGCAACAATTAATCGAGAAGCTTCAGCCATGCTCGACAACCCCAAGATCACCGCAAGGCTAGCGGAACTCAATCAAATGGCTGTTTCTGATGCGGTAATGACCAAACAAGAAGCGCTTCAGCTACTCAGTGTTAAGGCTCGAATCAGAATTACAGACGTTTGTGACTTCAAACAAGAGCAAGTGGGTAACGATGAAGAAGGCAACCCAGTCTTTCAAACTGTTTGGACGATGAAGAACGCTGAAGATATCGACCCAGCTGTGGCCGCTTGTATTAAATCGGTCACGGTTACTAAAACAGGTCCAAAGATTGAGTTGTATGATGCCAACGCCTCTGCGAAGTTACTTGCTGACATGCTTGGCTGGAATGCGCCAGTTGAAAGTAACGTTAACAGCGAAGTGCGTGTTAAGAACGAATGGAATATCCACCCTACTCAGGCAGTGGTGAGAGATGACCAACAAGGTTGATTTGCGAATAGTTGATAGGCTTCTTCCGCTTATCACTACGCCAAAGCGTATTAAGATTATTGTTGGTGGCCGTGGCTCAGCTAAATCTATCGGTGTTGGCGATATCATGCTGATGTTTTGTGATCAAGGCGAGCGCATTTGTGCAACGCGTGAGTTTCAAAACTCTATTGATGACTCAGTACACGAAAACCTGAAAGACGCCATTATCAGAATGGGCGCAGTAGGGTTTAAGCCACAGGCCAATAAAATCATTGGCAGCAATGGCGGTGAAATATTCTATAAAGGTTTGGCTCGAAACATTACGAGCATTAAATCTATCGGCCGTGTTAATCGCCTTTGGATTGAAGAAGGTGAATCAATCAGCGAGAAGTCGCTTAAAGTGCTTACTCCTTCTATTCGTTCTACTGCAAAGGACAATGCAGACGAAGACGCAACGCCCCCTGAAATATGGGTGACGATGAACAGAGCTTCGCGCAAAGACGCTATTACTAAGAAATACCTAGCAAGGGCAGAAAAGGAATTAAAGCGCTGCGGTTACTACGAAGATGAACTTGTAATGGTTATCCAAGTTAACTGGCGTGAAAACCCTTGGTTCCCACCTGAGCTAGAGCAAGAGCGTCAAGATGACTTAGCCAATCTTACGCTCGCTGAATATCGCCACATTTGGGAAGGCGATTACTACGATGAAATTGAAAACGCCATTATCCCGCAGGCATGGTTTGAAGCTGCAATAGATGCAGACATTAAGTTAGGGTTTCAGCCTCGCGGTGTCAAAATCGCTACAACCGACCCGTCAGACGGTGGGGATAACAAAGGTTACGTTGAAAAACATGGCTCAGTCTTCACCAAGATCACAGAGATTGAAACCAAAGACGTTAACGATGGTTTTGATGTGGCTATTAATGGTGCGCTTGACTTTAGAGCTGATGTATTTGTTTGGGATGGCGATGGTATGGGCGTGTCGCTCAGGCGTCAAGCGGGTGATTCGTTCAAAGGTAAGCACACACAGTTTGAAATGTTTCATGGTGGTGGCAAGCCTTACGATGCTGACAAGCCATATCAACCACAGTACGCCTTTAATGAACGAGCCGAGCCCAAAACAAACCGTGAAGCGTTCGCAAATCTAAGAGCGCAGGCAGCATGGCGGCTACGCGATAAGTTCTATCAAACATATCTCGCGGTTACTCAAAAGCGCTACTTCGACCCTGATCAACTCGTTTCTATTCGCTCAGAAGGCAACAACATCGAAGCGATACGCGCAGAAGTGTGCAGGATGCCAAGGAAAATGCGCGGTGATGGCGTAATACAACTTGTTTCAAAGGAAGACTTGAAGAAGCCGCCTTATGAAATGGAATCGCCAGGCATGTTCGACGCCATGATCATGACAGAAATTAATTTTGATATTTGGGAAGAGCCTCAAATGCAAGCCGTACAAGTTCAAAGCTCAGGAGGTTGGGCATAATGCTGGTAGTTAAAAACGCGGAACAGCTACAAAGAGAAGATGAAGCAGCGAAGAACGCTAAGATTGAAGCTGAACGCGAAGCAACACAGCCACGCATTGTAGATAACTTAGCCGCGCACGTTCATAAATGCTGGACTACAGCGAAAAGTCATAAGGTTGATATTGCTGACCGTCTTACTAATTGCCTACGCAGACGCAAAGGCGAGTACAGCCCTCAAAAGTTAGCGCAAATTAAAGAGCAGGGCGGCAGTGAAATATACATGAACCTCACTGGCACAAAGGTTCATGCAGCAAAAGCATGGTTAAGTGACTTGTTTGCGTCCAGTAATGACCGTCCTTTTCACATAGAAGCAACGCCAGTACCTGAATTACCGCCAGAAATTGCACAGAGCATGATTTCTATTGCTATTCAAAACGCAATGATGACCGCAGGAAGCCAACAAGAAGTCATGGCGATGACTGAGCAGGTGCTAAAGCAGCATGAAGAGCGTATTAAATCGGATATAAACGAAGAAGCCGAAGCGCGTATGGAAAAGATGGCCGAGTATATCGAAGATATGATGGTCGAAGGTGATTTCCGTGGCGAGTTCGATGCGTTCTTAGATGACTTGGTAACGTACCCGTTTGCAATTCTAAAGGGCCCGATTTATCGCAAGCAAAAACGCGTGAAGTGGGTGCAGGATAAACAGACCGGCAGAAACGTACCAAAGATAGAAGACAAGCTTGTTCGTAAATTTAGACGCGTAAGCCCGTTTGACTTTTACCCATCGCCATCTACAACCAACATCGGTGACCACTGGCATATTGAACACGTGCGCTTTACGCCCTCAACACTCGCATCAATGCGCGGCTCTAAAGGCTACAACAGCCAAAACATTGCCATGGCATTGAACGACCACCGTTTAGGGTTGCGTCAGTGGGTATTTGAAGACTCAGAACGCGAGCGATTAGAAGGCAAACGCAACTTCAATCATCATCAGTATGAAAACATCGATGGCCTAGAGTTCACTGGATGGATTCAGGGTAAGCAGTTACTTGAATGGGGTATCGAGCAACAGATTGCCGACCCTTACGCAGAATACCCAGTAACCGTAGTCGTTGTGGGCAACTACACCATCAAGGCATCGGTTAACCCTGACCCGAACGGCAAGCCTGGTTATTACAAAGCGACTTTCCGTAGCATACCTAATTCATTTTGTGGTGAAGCACTAGCCGAAATCATTGAGGACATTCAAGACGCGGCTAATGCGACCATGCGAGCGCTTATTAACAACATGGCAATTGGTGCACAACCACAAGTTTCCATCGATTTAGCGCAGATACCGCAGGGCGCGAACATAACCAGCATTTACCCAGGGAAGATTTGGCAGTTTAGCAGCAAAGGCGTAAATGGCGCAGGGCAAAGCAAGCCTGGTATCAATTTCTTTAGCCCTGAAATCAAAGCCACTGAATTGCTTATGGTGTACGAGAAGTTTGAGCGCTACGCCGATGATAAGAGCGGCATTCCTGCTTATGCGTATGGCTCAGACCAAGCGGCCGGCGCAGGTAAAACCGCCTCTGGTTTATCTATGCTGATGAATGCAGCCAGTAAATCAATGAAAGAAGTGGTGCGAGCGGTAGATATTCACGTAATTGAACCACTTGTTTCTAACCTCTACACAAGCGCCATGATTGACCCTGATGTACCTGAAGACATTAAAGGCGATGCACAAGTTAAAGCGCGTGGCTCTGATGCACTGATGTACAAAGAAGCCACCGCAATGCGACAAGCTGAGTTTCTTGCTACGACTAACAACCCAACTGATATGCAAATCATTGGTCCTGAAGGTCGCAGGGTATTACTTGAAAGTGCAGCCAAAGCCGCCGACTTACCTGCAGCGCGTTTCGTTCCTACTGAAGACGAGCTTAGACAAAAGCTCATGCAAGAAATGGCAGCGGTTGAGCAGCAGGCGGCAGCACAAGGGCAGGTTCCGCAATGATAACCAATCTAACGGTACCGCAATTAAAGTCGCTTATTTATTTAAAGAACGTTCACACCGAACACTACACCAACATTCAAGACATTATCACTATGTTGGTAGAGCAGAACGTTGAAGCGCTAAAAAGCGCAGTGAACACACAAGAAATGTTTAAAAGCCAAGGCGCTATTTACACATTAGAAGAATTATTGGAATTACTCGAAGACCCGAAGACCACACTGGCTCGGATTGAACAGTAATACCAACCACGCCTTAACGGGCAAATCATAAGGTCGCTATCCAGCGGCCTTTTTTTATACCTAAACGAAAGTGAACACCAGTGGGAATACCGCAAGGCTCCCGAAGATACTGACTCACCGAGGATAAGACACAATGGCTTTACCACAGGCACTGCAAGACGCAAATGAAAAAGCAAACGAGTTAATTCGCCAGCAAAGCGAAGGGCAAAAGTCAACTCCCGAAACTGGGAACACTGACGAGCCACAGCCGCAAGCGCAGCAACCGCAAGAGAACAGAACACCCGAACAGGCACAACAGCCGCAACAATCGGACTCTGAACAAACGTGGGAACATAAATATCGAGTATTGCAAGGCAAGTACAACGCCGACACCAAAAAGCTAAATGAGCAACTCCAAGAAGCTCAAAAGCGCAGCCAAGACCCAAGCTTACAACACCGTTTACAGGCCTTAGAGTCTGAAAACTCGCAACTGAAGCAACAATTAGAGCAACAGCAGCAGGCGAGCAAACCAACCGGTGAAGTAAAGCTTAACCAAACATTGGTTGACGAGTACGGCGAAGACTTTGCACGCGCAATAGCAGAGCAGTCCAGCGCAGGTTCTAGTGACCTGATTAACCAGTTGACGCAGAAGATCAGCACGCTTGAATCAAAGCTTAACCAAACTGAGCAAGCAACGAACGAAACCGCAGGCAATATGCGTATGCGTGAGTTAAATGCAGAGTTGAGTAAGCACAACATTGATTTTGAGCAGGTCAATACTGATCCAATGTTCCATGACTGGCTATCTGCCATCGATGACGCAAGCGGCGAGCAACGCAATACGCTGATGAATAACGCGTTCCAGCGAGGCGATATCAATCGCACCGCATACTTTTTCAAAGCCTTTAAAGCCCAAGAGGGCTCCAACTTCAATAACAACCCATTATCAAGCCATGTTGATGTAACCAGCCGCGCACCGAGTGACGCCGCAGGGGTTGACAACGTGTGGACCAAAGCGCAGATGGATAAGCTATATGCTGACAGACGCGCTGGCAAATTGACTGATGCAGAGTTTCAGAAGTGGGAGCAACAACTATTTTCCGCGATGCAACAAGGCACATACCTCGGCTAGCGGTTTTTTGGAGTAATTAAAAATGGGTTATCCTGTAGCAACCGGCGCAGTCAACTATTCAAACACTGGCGCAAACAACAACTCTAGCTTTATCCCTGAAATTTGGTCAACGAAGTTACTGACCAAGTATTACGAAAACTGTGTTTACATGGAAATTGCAAACACTGACTACGAAGGTGAAATTAAGTCGCATGGTGACAAGGTTAATATCCGCACCATTCCTGATATCACTATCAACGACTATGAGAAAGGTCAAGACCTGAACTACGAGCAGCCAGAAAGTGCGCCTGTGTCGTTAACTATCGACCAAGGCCACTATTTCGCGTTCAAAGTAAACAGCGTTGATAAGTACCAGGCAGATATCAATCTGATTGATACGTTCTCACAAGATGGCGGCATGAAAATGAAACGCCGTGTTGATGCGAACATTCTTGGTTCTATCTATGCCGGTGCTGCAGCGGTGAATGCTGGCGCTAACGCGGGTAAAGATTCAGGCTCATTGAACTTGGGTACCGCAGCTGCACCGATTGACGCAACAAAAGCAAACATCATTGATGTGCTTGTTGAGCGCTTTGGGGTATGTCTTGATGAAACGGACACGCCAGATGAAGACCGTTATGTGGTATTGCCGCCTTCAATGTGTGCCCGTATCAAAACGTCAGAACTGAAAGACGCAAGCTTGACCGGTGACGGTAACTCTACACTTCGCTCGGGCAAAATCGGCATGATTGACCGCCTTAATATTTACTCTTCACGTAACTTGAACGTTACCAGTGGCGCGTATGATGTGTTGTTTGGTCACAAGTCAGCGCTATCTTTTGCCGCACAAATCACTGAAATGGAAAAACTAAAGAACCCGAGCGACTTCGGTGACTTGGTTCGTTCACTATTTGTGTACGGTTTTGATGTGTTGCTACCTGAGCAACTTGGTCACAGTGTAATGCGCCTGGGTTAATTCACGCGCATAACGTAAACCCTTTCGCCCCCTTTATTGGGGGCTTTTTCGTTTAAGGAGCCTAGAAAATGGCACAAGCAAAACCAACGACTGAAGGTGCAGTAGATTTACAAGATAACGCTACCGCTGAAGCACCTGATTATCTTCAAGCTAAATCTGGCCGCGTATTCAAAGCAACACCTTACCTGGTGAAGCAATGGCGCAAAGGCAAGTTCGGTATGGTCAAGGCCACTAAAAAAGACTACGACGATGCTTTAAAAGCTGAAGCAAGCAAAGCGTAAGAGCGAGGTTCACCAATGGCAACACGTAAAGTTATTGATGCAATTGCGCAAGTGCGAGCAACGCTTGTAGATAATACAAGTACACGCTGGCCTAATCCTGAACTACTAAACGCCTATAACAATGCTGTATTGGCAGTGGTGAACCTTCGTCCTGATGCTAGCACTAAGAACGTTGCGTTCACGCTGGTAGCAGGCGAGTCAAAGCAAACCTTGCCTAGTGATGGTCTTCGCTGGATGGACGTTGTTTATGATGTAAATTCAGGTCAGCCGATTAGAAGCACCAAACGCCGCATATTGGACGATCAAATACCTAATTGGCACAACACGCCAGGTGATCGCGTAGCAAGTTGGGCATTTGATGAGCGCGACCCGAAGACAATTTATGTTTACCCTCAACCGTCACAGGCCGTTGATATTCAGATTGTTTACTCGGTTGCGCCACAAGCGGTCAATATTACTGATTTTGAGAACGACACCACCACTATCAGTATTGACGATTGCTATTTCAATGCAATCAAAGAGTACATGCTTTATTCAGCTTACTCGAAAGATGCAGATTACGCAGCTAACGCACAACGCGCAGCTTCGCACTACAGCATTTTCGAGCGTGCACTAGGTAACAAATCTGGTGTAGATAAAGCGGCTAACCCTGAAGAGCGTATGTAAATGGTAACGTTTGATAGCCTATCCACGCTTGTAGCGCCTTATGCGCCAAATGTACCGGCGTTTACAGCTGCAAATGCTATCCGCGAGGCGGCACGTGACTTTCTACGTCATGTGTTCGCCTGTCAGCGTGAAGTAAGTGTTTGTGTTACTGCGGGTGAGGCAAAGTGCGAAGTTTATGCTGATGACTTTGACACAGAGATTGTTTCTATCTTAGAGATAAAGCGAAGCGAGAGTGATGTGCTTATTCAAATGCCTTCAGAGGTTCGCGATGCGTTCTCCGGTAAGCCTACGCATTACATCGGCAAGTTTGACAGGGCTGTAAAACTCTTTCCCGTTCCTAAAGAAGATGAAGAGCTTATCGCGGTTGTCGCAGTTCGCCCTACGTTTTCTGCACAAGGTATGGACGAATGCACCTTTGAAGATAACGCTGAAGCTATTCGTTGGGGAGCGCTCGCCATTCTCAAAAAGCACCCTGGTACCGCATGGTTCTCACCTGAAGAAGTGCCGTATTACGAAAACCTGTTTCTTGATGCCAAGAACAAAAAAGCCGAAGAAATCAGACTTGGCAACATGCCTAACAACATGAAACTGGAAATTCCTAGCTTCCTATGACCAGCATTCGAATTACAGCGAATGATTAACTAAAAACGCCTTGATTTGATGATGAATAACCTACCTGAACAACCAATTCTAAGCACAGGAATATTTATATGAGCGCTTTATACAAATCCGGTACGGTAACTGTTACCAACGGTTCAAACATTGTTACCGGCAGTGGTACATCGTTTATTTCTATCGCCGGTATTGTTCCTGGCGCATTGTTTACTATTAACGGCGTTAACTGGTATGAAGTTTACGAGGTAAACACCAATACGCAAATTAAAGTTAGAACCATTCCCGCTGGCCAGACTTTCCAACAGGCCACAGCAAGCGGTCAGGATTATGCGATTTTCCAAAACTTTACGTCATTATCGCCAACCGAAATTGCTGCGCGAGTAGTAGCCATTCAGCAGAAATGGCATATACGCGAAGAAGAAATGACCGATTGGTTTGCATCGACCAATGACTTTGAAGAAATCACCAATATCAATGGTGATAAAATCACGGTAATGACGCCTTTTGGCGTGAATAACCTGTTGGGCACAGCTGCCACTAGGAATGTAGGCACATCTAGCGGTAATGTGATGGAGGTAGGGGCTTTTGGGTTAGGTTCGTTAGACTGCCCTACGATTAGTGATTTAACGCAAGAGGTTCAGTCTGGGCTATATAAGTTTAGGGCAGATTATACAGGCGCACCCCCTGACACAGCATCTACAACACTATGGTACTCGGTTTTGGTTACACAAAGCTTACAAGATCGTGTAACTTTTATCGCCCAGTTGGTCACAGGAAGTGCCCCTAGATTGTTCTTAGGAGAGCGTGTCGGGCAAACAGGGAGTATTAGATGGGTAGAGACCTACAATAGCGGAAACTCTGTTAATCCTTTGGATTATGGGTTAGGTACAAACAGCTTACCTACATACACAGCATTAGGTACTAATAAGTCAGGTACATACGTTAATTCATCACAAACAGCAGTAGCTTTTATAGGAGCAAGAGACGCTAGTAGGTCGATTAAATTAGAAGCTAAGGCCACTGGGTCGAATGATAGCCAAATATCAATACAGCACTATGATGGTACAACTGGCACAGAGTTTTATAACGTTTATCTTTACCACAGCGGTAACACTAACTTTAATGAGTTTTATAGCACTGGTGTTGGTGATATCCTTGCATCTGGTTACGCTTTTAATACTACAAGTTGTGTATTTAACTTCCCTATAAATTCTCTTAGTTTGCCTAATGGCGTAACTATTTCAGGTACAGAAGGTTTTGAAATTGCCGATAGAAACACACAAACACTTTTGCATAACAATGTGACCAACTTAGTGATGACAGCTAGAGTGGCCCCGAAAACATTAGCGTTAGAGGTTACGGGTCTAAGCGGGTTCACCACTGGACAAGAATTAGTCCTACGCAGTCGTGTAGGCAGTAAAATAACAGTAAACTTTTAATAGGAAATCAATATGCTTAAATTTATAGAAGAAAACGACTTTCTATTAGTCGATACATACAAAGAAAACGAAGATGGTTCTGTTTCTTGGACTTGGGACGAAGGTGAAGGTCTTCCTACACACTCTGGTGTTATTCGTCCAGACTTTACCCGCAAAGATACAGAAGGTAATGAAATAGATGTGTGGCAAACGATGCTCAACAAAGAACAGGCTGGCGAAATATTCATTCAATGGCTCACGCAAGAAGATAAAGATGCTATTGCTACTGAGCAGCAGATTCAAGCGTTTAAGTCCAATCGTCAAAATTTACTAGATAGCGCCGTTGTAACCACATCGAACAGCAATCAATACGATGCAGATGAAGCCAGTATTTCACGTATGGCTAATGCGATATTGGCCGCCCAAGATGCTGGCATAAGTGCGTTGTTTTGGTCGTTAGCTGATACCGGCACTGGCGTAATGACAAGCGTTACTCTCGCAGACATAAAAGAAGCTCATGGATTGGCGGTTCAAAACATGGCTAGCATTTGGAGTGTGGAGTAATGAAGCTAATAGATAACTGGCAGCAAGCCTGGAAACTTCACAGTGTTCAAATGGCTATTGCGATCATCGTAGCTAATGCAGCGCTTGGCTTCATCCCCGCACTAGAGGGCCAGCTAACCCAATTGGTTTATGCGCTGCTTAATTCTGTTGGCGGCGCAATGGTTGCTGTGTTGCGTATTTTACAGCAATTTAAAGTGAGTGATTCTCAGTAAGGAATTAATCAATGACCTGGCTAAAAGCAAAACTCTTACTTCTATCAGTGGCCCTTATATGGGCCTTTTTTATTTCTATATTTTCACCTATTCAACTGCCTATTACGCTTGCCAGTTTTCTTATTAGTAATGAGCGGCTAAAGCGTTATGTTTGGGGTTTTTGGATATTTCAAGACCAAGCGGTGAACGCCATTCTTGGCGGCAACCCTGATGTAACAGTTTCAAGCAAAGTCGGCTATATGGCAGAGCAAGGCAGCAAGACAGCGCAAGCCATGGCGGTTGTTATAGATTTATTATTCAAGTTAGCAGTGGGGCAAGAGAACCACTGTCAAGCATCGATTGAGCGTGACGAGGAGCATTATTAAATGAGCGTATCACAACTAGCAAGAGCGGGGCGTATAGACAGCGCAGCTAATTCAGCAGCACAGAAAGCAAGTAATTTAAATAGCCAGTTGAACGCAATGGTAGACGAAGTTTTGGCGTTTGCAGCATTCATGCACACAGACCCGCGCACAGAGTTTAGCCAAGCGGACCGCGACAAGTACAGCGCAGACTTTGCAAGCGCATTAGGTGCGTTACACGCAACACTTAGAAAACTTGATGTATTAGCTGGTATTGAGCGGGGTGCTGTTACCGTTGAGCAGTTTCTCGCAGGCTACACAGGCGACCCCGTAGAATATTCAGCTAGATTCGATAAGGGTTAAGCATGGCTATTACGCCTAGCCAGTGGAGTCATGTACTCACTATACCTGAAAGCTATACGCCGCCAGCGGCTACGAGTGGTCAAACGCTTGTAATCACTGAAAGCGTTATAGCTAAACTGTCTGTATTAGACCAAACTACGTTTTGGTCTAATGTGCAGAATGGCGGTGGTGATGTTCGTATCTGTACAGACTCGGGAGGCGTTAACCAATTACCTGTTGAGATTGTATCACTTGATAATGTAGCGGAAACGTGCGTTATATGGACGCGCAAAGAGACTTATACGGGCGCGGGTAACTTATACTTATTCATCGGCAAGGTAGGAGAAACACAACCAGCCGTAACAGACTCTTTTGGGCGTAATGCGGTGTGGGTTGATTACCATGCTGTACTCCACCTTAACGATACAAATTGGATAGACTCAACGGGCAACGGTTATGATGCGACTGGCGGCGCATCAGTTGTAACGGAAGATAACCCTTTTGGCATACCTTGGGCTAAGTTTGACACGTTTAACAACTTAAACATACCAACAGGTTCCAGCCTAAACAATAGCTTTTTAACTATTCAAGCTATAGCCAAAATAGACGCCGATAGCGGCACAGACGCAGGTGTAGTCTCTAATAGGTGGTCAACGCAGGGAAATAACTTTTTTCAATTAAC